AGAAAACACAACAGCACCAGATTCTGATATTGCTTTAGCATTATGGAGAACTTATGTTGCTAATGTACGAAGAATGAATAAGAGTAGCAGTAACTCTACAACTGGTAGCGGTGGCAGTAATTCTCTAGTAAAGAAAGCATTCGGTTTCTTTATTGCATTGGAACAACCAAGAGATATGATGTCGTGGAATAGAAATAAGGCAAAAGAAGAATATCTTCGTAATGGGGATAAAGCCGTTGAAGATGGATTTGTAGCAATTGCAGAAGAAGTCGAAGGAAAGTGGAACATTTCCCGTTATCACCATTCTGAATATCAAGAACGCATGGTTGCTTCTTTACCTGAAGGTGCAGAAGAAATGGAAGATGGAACTTTTATTATTCCATTAGATAATATGCCTACTTATATGTCAGGTTCTGCTAATAAGAATTATGGTAATCCATTACCTGTTGAACAATTTAGAAGAAGCGGTATTTTCTTTGGTTCTATTGATGGTGCAGAAATGAAGTCTTATATGTTTTCATACAAGAATCAACCTGCTATTGACTTTACTCCTAACTGTTATGAGTTTATTCATATGCTATGTATTCCTAGCGAAGATGGTTCTGCTATTTATGGTATGACTAAGACTACTCTACAAAGTCTACAAGTTAATTCTGAATTAGACCCAGAGGGCGATGATTACCGAGATATGGGAGACTTCGACTTTGAAACCTGTTTGGCTCAGAATTATTCTAGTAATCTAGTTCCTTTGGTTGAAGTTGATAGAGCGCATATTACTCGACAAACTCTTCCTTCTAAGGAAAGATTTATCATTACTGATGGTGTTGTTGGAAACATGAATATGACTCCTACTTCTAACGGTAATAGAATTATTAATATCACAGATATTGCCGCAGAATTTAGTTATGAAGATGATGGCGGAGTAACAACTTGTTGGGTTCCTAGTCATATTAACATTGACTTTGGTATTGGTTCTTCAATTATTGTAGTTGGAAGAACTTCTCAAAGAATTGTTGATGGTGAAGCAGACCCAGTAACTATTAATCTTTCAGGACTTTACGTTACAAACCGCATAGGTGCGCCTTCTGAATCAGTTGAAATTGTAGAAGATGACCTAGATTGGTTTTGAGTAAATTAAGATTCACACTAAAGGAACGTGTAGTCGTGAACATATTGACGACCATAAGGGTGCAAAGCCCTTATTCAGAGGAATTATAATGACAACGGATTTAAAAGAAGAACGATTTCTTTTGAAAGGCGATGCATATATAGTCGATTTAGCAACCGTAGATTTTTTAACTTGGAGAAAGAATGAAAAAGAAAACGGGACTTATTGGCTCAAGATGCATTTCCCTACAAAGGAAGCAAGATATATTTGTGATAAGTTTCAATTAGCAACTATCATAATGGCATGGACTAAAATGCATGGTAAAGAATTAGATATAGATATAAATAATTTAGGTGATACCTATGGGAATAACAAGTAATAAAGAAGAAACAAAAAAGACTAACTTTGGAAAGAAACAAGATGAATTCAATTCACGTTTTAGAAAGTTAATGGAACAGAAAAGACAGGATAGACAGAGCAGAATGGTATTAGGCATTTGGGGAGAACCCAAAACTGGTAAAACTGGTATTGCTCTAGATTTTCCCGATAGAAAGATATATGTTTTAGATTGGGATAGTGGCGTTGAATCTACATGGATTGAATGTCATGATGCAACAGAAAGAATAGAAGTATTCGACCCTATTGTTCAAGACAATGATAATAAAATTGATATTACTTCATCTGAAACCAACTCGCATGATTTTATTCGTTATGTAAGAGGACAGATTGAAAGCGGAGAAAAGCCTATTTTTGTAATGGATGGAGTAGATACATGGTTTGAAAAATGTATTTACAAGGTTAATCCTAATCCTACTGTTGTAACTAAAATGATGCCATATCAATATGGCCCCAGAAATAAAACCTTTTATTATTTATTAGAAGCAATCTTTAATCTAAAGTGCGACGTAATCTATATTACTCACGAAACTGAGAAGTATGTAGATAATGTTGCTACTGGTATTCAACCTGCTTGGAAAGATTGGGGCGGTAAACTAGAACAAGAAATACATTGTTCTAAGAAGAAAGTAAAAGGTCAAATACATTTTATTGCAGAACTAGTAGGTTCTAGAACTAAGGGTAACTTAGTTGGAACTAGATGGACTGTTCGTGAAGGTAATCCCCCTAATATAGTTTGGAATGGTATTCCTGAACTAAAGGAGGGGAATATTTGAAATTTGCAGCCAATACGAAACTTATATCAGAAGCACTTGAAAGCATTCAAGGAAAGGGAAAGTATCTTACTTCCTCTGGTTTTACAAACAATTCTATGGGATTGTACGTCTATATGAAACTAGAAGGAAGAAGTCTTAATCTTTGGAATGGTGATTCTACTTTTGGTATGAATATTACTTTAGAAGTATTGGGTGGAGAAGATGGCGAGTTTATTTGTAATACTAAAACTATTCTTCCGTACCTTAAGAAATTCGGAGAAGTAACCCTATTTGAAGGAAATGATTTCCTTAAGTTATCTTCTGATACTAAGACAGCATCAGTAGCAAGAGTAGTTAATCATCCTAACATGGAAGTATTGACGAGACTTAATACTATGTTAGAACACATCACTTATGTAGAAGAACCCGAAGAACTTCCTGCTTTTGGCAGTTCTAATTATGAAGGTGCTTTTACTTTAGAACAATCTGTATTTTCTGATTGTATTTCTTCATGTGAGTTAGCACAACATGGTGCATATAAATTAGATTATAATGGAACATCAGTTGAGTTTTCAACTGGTGCTACTATTCAGAATCAATTCAAAGAAATGCTTTCTCCAGTATTTAATATTGGAGAACCTGCAACTCTCGAATTTTCGGGGCCACTACACAAGTTCTTTCCTAAGAACAGTAAAATAAACTTTTATGTAAAGGATGAGTTTCCTCTTCTCTTAGTTAGTGAAGATAGGAAATTAGTAAAAGCACCGTTTTCAGCGGGGAATTAATATGATAATAAGCGCATTAAATAATGGAAATATGATATACACTTCATATAGAAATAAAGGTAAACTAGTTACAAACTTGGAAAAGTTTAAACCTTACTTTTATATTTCTACTAATTCAATTAGACCTACGACATATAAACCTACTAAGTATATTACTAGAGACTTTGAATATGAAGAAGGAGACTGGGTAAACTTAGAAGGCCAATCTTTAGTTAGAGTTTATGTTGAATCGGCTAAAGATATTAAAGTTGCTAAAAATAGTTTTATTCAAACTTATGAAGCAGATGTTCCTTTAGCATTTAGATTTGCAGTAGACAAATTAGCAACATTACCAGAATATAATATGCGTAAATGGTATTGGGATATGGAATGGCAACAAGGTGGAGAACATCATGATGAAATCACTACTATTGTAGCGTATGATAACTATGATAAGAAGTATTACCAATGGGTTTGGTTTCCTAATGAAATAGACTATAATCTTGTTGATAGTCCTATTAATAAAGATGAAAATCAAATAGGAAGAAAATATACATTTGATAATGAAAAAGATATGATTCAATCCTTTATGACAACAATGGCTGTAAAATCTCCAGATATGCTTATTGCTTGGTTTGGTAACTTTGCAGATATTCCTAAACTTCTCGACAGAGCGTGTGCATTGGGTTTGAATCCCAACGCCATATCCCCAACAGGGGAGGTTAAAGGGGTCATACCTACGAAGAATGGGCATAAGTTTCTGTATTCGGAGAAGGGCTTCGGAACAATCGAACAGCCCATAGGAGGGCGCATAACCCTCAATTTAGACCTAGCCTTTGAACGTCAATGGAATGACTCACAAAGAGGAACTTTGCCTTCAATGTCTTTAGATTATATATCTGAATTAGTTCTTAATCGTAAGAAACTGGTTTCAGAAAAGTTTCCAGACCCTAACGAGTTTTATCGTAGAGCATGGCTAGAAGATACTGAAACATATTTGAAGTATGCTTTAGTCGATGTTGAACTAATGGTAGAGTTAGATGAAACTAATTATTGTAGCGAAGCAATTATAGCATTACAAAGATTACTTATTGCTCCTTTCAATGCTTGTTTTTATGCTAGCCACATGGGTTCAATCTATTTTATGCGTAACGCTGAATGGATTGCTCCTACTGGAGTTAAAGTTGAGAAACGTCAAGAATATGATGGTGCTATGATTTATGACCCGCTTAGTGAAAATACAAATGGTTTACATCTTAATGTAGCGGCTTTCGATTTCGCAGGTCTTTATCCCAGTATGATGATTGCTAGAAACATTTCATTTGAAACTAAGAGCGAAGAACCAACTGAATTCGGGGTTAATATCTTAACACCGAGAGATTTCAGCGAAGTCAAAGAAAAGAAAATGTTATATTATAAAACTGACAAACTAGGTTTATTGCCGAGAGCAGTTTTAGAACTCAAAGAATTGAGGAATGATTACAAGCGACTTATGCGTGAAGCAAGAGAGAATGATAATAAATCAGAAGTTGTTAAGTGGAATAACAATCAAATGGCAGTAAAGCGATTAATGGCATCTTTTTATGGCATTGTTGCTTTTCAAGGATTTGGTTGGGCTGATGTAGATTTAGCCGCTAGTATTACTGCTAGTGCTAGAGAAGCAATTAGATTAGCCGCATTTAAAGCAAAGGAGATGGAATGATGACTAAATCAACTTATAGAAAAAAGTGCATAAAAGGAATATCGAAACCAGATAAAAAGAAAATAGCAAAGCACTACAATACCGATGTTAATGTTTGTATGGCTTGTGGAGTTCTAGCCACTACTGATAGAGCGCATATTGTTCCTCTTCAATGCGGTGGTAGTAATGAAATATATAATCTCAATTTATTGTGTAAGCCTTGCCATGCAGAAAGTGAAAATTTATTTGGTAGAGAGTATGAGATGTGGATTACATTAAAAAATGAATTTTATACTCATGGGGCTTATAATTTTCCTTTTGGGAACGATGCTAAATGCCGATTCTTGATTTTAGATAGAATTATTAGGTCGGCTAAAAATGCTCCATCAACATTAAATATTAAAATACCAGAAGAAGGGTTTTTCTATGATAAAAACCCTCTAACGATTTATATTTGGTTAAATAATGACATTTGGCCTTTCAATTCAAAGGAGGAAGAATAATGGAAAGAATAATATTAGAAGAAACAATGAGAAAAGCAGAATTTGAATTATGGAACGCAATTATAGGATGTAGAGATGTTCCTAAAGTAGTTTCAATGGAATTACAAGAAGCACATATGCATCTTAGACAGGCTATGAAGATATTAAAAATCCAAAGGAGGATGGAAGAATGAGTAGAAGTAACTTTAACTTAAAGATTAAAAAACAAATTAGAAAAATATTGCCCAACTTAGAAGATATGCAACCTTTTACTGCATCTGAATTAAAAGGTATGCTATACGATAATGGGGTAACTAATACCACCACTACACAATTAGGAGGCTTAATTAAAAAGTTTGCTAGAACTGATGGTTATGGTAATTGGAAATTAAAAGCAGATTGGAGGAATATACTTGAACAAGAAAACAGTCGTTATTGAAGTATCATATGATACAGAAGAAACATGGGAAGAAACATATAAAGAAGTAAAGGAAATACTTCAGATGATGAACAATCTCAAAAGAAACGCAGTAATTAAATCTATTAAAGGTGTTAATCATGATGATGGACAAAACGAATGAACTGCTAGAAGAATTGCTGGCTATGATAGCAAAATCAAATAAGATATTAATGATGGTAAATATCGTAAACATAGCAACCATTATAACAATCGTAACGGTGATATTATGAGTAAAGAAATTAAAGAATTAAAAGAAGAGGTTAAAAACCTTAAGCAAATAATCAAGAGACTTGAAGTAGAAATAGATGAAATATGTAATTCTAATGTAACTATTCATTCTCTTAATAAGGATATGAAAATCATTAAACAGGAACTAATGAAGTATTCTGAAGGAAAACTGTATTTTGAAAACGCTTGGTGATATAATGAAAGTAGTTTATGGGCATACAGATTCTATCTATGTTCAGATTAATTCTATTGAAAAGGCTGAACAGTCAATCAAAGAGATTGAAGCATCAGTTAGAGAACATTTTCCTAATGTATTAGGATTGGAACAGCATCCAGTTGTTCTCGAATTTGAGAAGTATTATTCTGCATTAGGTGTAGGAACAACAAAGAATAGAAATGCTGGTTTAGTATCATGGGAAGATGGAGTTTGGCTAGAAGAACCTAAATTTACTATGACTGGTTTTACTGCTAAAAGAGTAAGTGAAACTAAACTAGCAAAAGAAGTTCAGACGACAACATTAAAAATGTGGATAAACCAAAAATCATTATCTGAAATTAATACTTACCTTACAAAGAAGTATACAGATATAATGAACGGAGACTTAGACAAATCTAGTATCATTAAGAGAAGTAGATTGCGTAAAGAGAGATTTACAGTAAAGTGTCCCGAATGTAAAAAGAATCATACATTGAAAGAATGCTTGAGCATTAAGTGGTGTGATAAATGCGGGACTGAACCGAAGTTCTTCTTAACAACTAAATACAAGAAACCCTCCATTGGGTCGGGTATCGCAGGTATTCTGTATGCTTGGGAGAAAGAAGATAAAACTTTTGATGATTCATATTTGTTTATGAAAGTAAAGGATGTTAATGATGTTTATACACATCCATTGACAAAAGAAAAGAGAGAAGTAGAATATGTAGCAGGGACATTGTACGAAGATTTCGACAAATATACCCCTAACTACAAACACTACGCAGAAGAAGTGATTAAAAAAGCAACGCCTGTTTACAAGGCGATGAATTGGGACATTTCTTCTATCCGAACAGGAAAACTACAAACAAAATTAGACGATTGGTGGTAATATGAATAACGATGAAAAATATAATACGGTGATTTCCTCAATGAGAGAGTTCACATACAAATGGCAACCAGAGAATTACGACGACCCTTCTAAACCGATTCTGAAGATAACTAAATCTTCTTTAGGCAGTTTCGATTGGTGTCCTAAAAAGTATGAATTTTCTTACAGACAGAGATTACCTCAAGACCAAACTGAGGCTATGCTAAAGGGAACTATCCTTCACAATCATAGAGAGGACTTCTTCAATACTTTTGATTTAAAGAAAGCAGAGAAGATGAATAATAGCGAAGTATTAGAATACTGCACCAGTTTAATGCCTGTTGATGATTACTATGATATTTCATTAACGGTGGCATCGCTTGAAGCACAGAGATATATTGAAGCAAGAACAGAAAACAAGATAGAAGAATTCTTACCAGTTTGTAATGAAGGAATATTTGATGCAGAAATCACAATACCTGCAAATATTAATCCTAAATTTCCTCTACAAAGAGATTATGTAATTCACATTCAAGGAATTATTGATAGAATATTTAAGGAGAATGGAGGATTAGTTCCGTTTGAATACAAAACTGGCGGGTGGAAAGACTGGAAGAAAACATCTATGCGTAAAGAAATGGCATTCTATGAATTGTTATTGTTAAATGCACCTGATGAAGTTATGATTAAGAATGGATTAGACCCTAATGACAAAGTAACTCATTGGGGTTGGTATTATCCTGCGGCTAATTACATTTATGCTGAACCTAGAAAAACTAGGTCAATGACTTCTGTTATGAATAACATCGCTAAACTCATTCATCACTATGAAAGGAATACATTTCCAGCAAAGTTCTTCTATAAGACTTGCGCTCATTGTTCTTTCTTTGGTATTTGTGATGAAGCACAAGAAGATACATGGGTTTGATATTATGAAAGAACTTATAGAAAAGAAAGTTCTATCTAGAAATTGGACATTTAATGAAATATCTAATTTAACAGATACTATTAATTTAATATCTAATGACATCTATTCAGAGATGACATTAATTGAAAGATTTAAAATGATAGAAGATTTAAGAATAAAAGATTCTTATGTAGGTCAATTATATACTGACGTATTGAGAGAGATGGTGCAAATTTCTCTTAAAGCAGAAGTAGCAGGAACAATAAAAGTATTACTAAATACTGCAACAGTAAATTTTGGAGGCAATAAAAATGAAATTTCCGAGAGAAGTATGGGCGGGAAGCCACATAAAGAACGCACCACAGATGAGAAGAAAGATAGTTCTATCGAAGAATGATTATATTTCTTTTGTTAAGGCACAAAATAATAGAACGAATGTATATACTACTGTCTATGATTTTGAACACTTTAGCGAAACTGCGAAGATAGATTCATCTGTTATATTAAATAGAATATTCTTAGACTTTGATGGACATGATGGAGATTTGAACAATGCTTATCGAGACATTAAAATTGTCATGGACTGGGTTATGTCTGAAGATATTAAACATACTTTGTTTTTCTCAGGCAGAGGTTTTCATTTATTTTTAGATGGTAAGAAAACAGAAAGCATTAGAAATATACAAGCGTATTTTAAAACGGTGAAGGATATGTTAATAGCAAAGGTTGGTAAAGATATTACTTTAGACGATAGGGTTGGTCAAACAACTCGTTTGAGAAGAATTCCAAATACTGTTAATATGTCATCAGCAGATAATAATGGTAATCCTTTATTCTGCATTCCTTTGTTTTATGATGACCTATTATTGCATCTTGACGATTTGATTACCTTAGCCTCTAAGCCTAGAGGTATTCCTTTTAGAAAGGTTGGTAATAACTTGGTGGAGTTTCCTGAACAACCCCCCATAGAAGCCGTAGAAGGTGAGATTAGCGTTCCGTTTTATGAAGGAAAACTTCCATTGTTGCCCTGTTTACATAATGCAGTAATGAGCGAGAATCCTTCACATATGGCGAGAGCATACCTAGTATCTTGGTATCGGGATTTACTAACTCAAAGAACTAATCTATCATCTACTGAACAAAAGAATAAAGTTCTAGATATGATAGTTTCAGAGATTGAATCAGTCTTTGGAGAAAAGGAAAACGTGTGGCTAGATTGGGATAAAAACGAAACTAGGAAACACGCAAAATTTACCGTTCATGGTAATTATAATACTCCCTCATGTGATAAACTTATTTCAGAGGGATATTGTATAGGAAAATGTTGGAGGTTCCCAGATGTTAATAATTGATAGTAGAGAAAAAGAAGGTTCTAAATTAGTAAAACTAGTAGAAGAGAAAGCCCGTATTCTGAATATAAAAACAGAAAAGAAGTGGCTAGAGATAGGTGATTATGTTTTTGATAATATTTGTTTTGAAGCAAAATCAGTAGAAGATTTCATTGGTTCTGTTATGTCTAAAAGATTATGGACACAGATGGATAACATGGATAGACACTATAAAAATAACGTAGTTATAATCTATGGAGATTTACCCGAAGCAATTCATAATATTATTAAACACGGGAAAAGTAAATTACCTATCGCTTCTAGAAAAATAATGCTTACTAATAAGTTTCTGGGGGCTATCGGTAGAATAGTATTAGATACGGATATTAAACCGTTTTGGGTTAAGAGCGAATCAGAAGCATCTCTTATAATTACGGCAGTATGTAAAATGCAACCAATAGAAAGAGATGTAATTAGGCCACAGGTCTTTAAAAGAATAACAACTGATGATTTAAGATTAGACATCTTAACTAGCGTAAAAGGAGTTTCCTATAAAAAAGCAAAGTTACTAATTGATAACTTTGGGTCTGTTATGGAAATAGGAGAACAAACTAGTTTTGAAATACAAAAACTAGAAGGGTTTGGAAAAGTATTAGCAGACAGAATAATCAATGTATTAAATTCAGAGAATAAGGTGAAAATATGATAGATGAAGAAGAAATAAATGAAGAAGATTATAATAATTTTATGGAAGGACTTCGACACGAAACTGTCGAATTACCTGCCATTATGAAAGCATGGATAGAAACCGCCTCAGATTATTCTAAATATAATGAAATACCTGCGGGATTATGTTTCTTTAACTTATTAGGGCAGATGTGCAAAGACTTTGTGCATATACCTGATGGTGATTTAACTGATGATGTTAGAGTTCACGTTTGTTGGATTCAAACATCGGGTACAGGTAAATCAACTATGTGGAGATTTGTTGGGCCGATTTCAAAATCAGTCTTTAAAAAGATTAATGAGAATGCAAAGCATCCTCCTAAAGTAAGAGAGTTGGGGCAAGTATCAGATACTTATTTTGATTTGTTTTCTTTAGTTGATTATACTGATGCGGCATTAGTTGGCTATAAAGATAAGAAGGTAATTAAAAATGATGAAGAATCAGAAGAGCATGGTTCACCAATTGGTGATTTTTACTTTGAAAGAGTAGCAGGTGCTTTAGAAGGAAGCGGTATTGCTCATTGGGATGAGTTTGAATATTCTGGAATATTTAAAGAGAGCCAACACAAATCGAGTTCTATTGTATATTTGAATACTTTAATGAATTCAATAACAGGGGATTCATGGGTTATTAATAAGCAATTGAAAGAAGGTGGAGTAATGAACTGTTATTGTGAGAGGTCAGTATTGGCTATGACATATCCTCCGCAAAACTTGCAGACTATTATGGCTACTACTGGTGTTCTTCCAAGAATGGTTATGTATGTCCACGATGTGCCTTCATTCGTACAAGATAAGATTAGAAGAGAGTTAATCAATCAGTTTGGTATTAAAACAGAAAGAACTGAGCCACCAACAGAAAAATTCGCAAAGGCTATCTTTGAAATATATCAACTCACTAGAGAACGATTTCTAGAAGTAGGGTGTAATCCTTTAGATACAATGACTTATACTGATGATGCAAGAGCGCAATTAATGATACAATACGAGAAAATGGATAATTTCATTAATGATGAGAGGCAAGAAGTAAAAGAGATTCTTGATGTTTTTATTACTAGGCTAAATCAAAACTTAAAGAAAATGGCAGTTCTTTGTTCTATTGCTCAATCAAGAGCAATTAGCGATAAATCTCTAAGGTTTAGAGTAACAGGTAGAAATGTTGAGCAAGCCGCCTCGATTACGGAAAAGTGTTATAAGACCCTTGTAGCATGGCTCAACCGTAGCCTCCGTGTGCGTAAGACATCCATAGCCGAAAAGAGCATGATGACAGTATTCAAGTCAATATATCTAAGTATGGACAAAGACGAAGAAGGCTTTATTAGTAAAAGAGATTACTTATCTGAAGTAAAACTAGAAAGTAAAAAGAGTCAGGCTAGTGTCTATAATTATTTTAAATCAATAGAAAACTTATTTGAAATAGACAAGCAAGGCAGAGCCGTATTTATTAAATTTAAAGGAGATGAAAAACAATGAAATATGAAAACACATACCTTGTCTTTGAGGTATCAAAAGGCCCAAAAGTAATAATTGAATCATTAGACACCTATGGTAATGATGGTTGGGAATGTTGTTCTATGCTAACAGTAGCAGGGAATAACATTGTTTGCTTTTTAAAGCGTCGAATTGATGTTGAAGAAGAAAAGACAGATAAAGAAACAGAAAAGATTTCCAAACTTTGGTCGCAGGATTGAGTTAAATGTCAGTAATGGCTATTGATTTAGAAACCAAAAATATGTCTTATGACATTGGAGGTTTTGGCAATACTCATATGTTTCAAGTATCTACTGTTGCTACTTGGGATGGAAAGAATGGAACTGTATATGTCGATGAACCCGTAGATACTTTTGCTAAATCTGGTCATGTAATTAAATCTTTAAGAGAACTTAAGTTCGACTTAGATGAACATTTTCAGAAAGGTGGCGTATTGTTAGGACATAACATCGCTTCATTTGATTTGCCTATTCTAAAGAATGCTATGGACATATATTGTATGAAGCAATATCTTGAAGATAAAAAATACATTGATACTAGTAGAATTCTAACTAAAGAACATGGTGAAAGATTTCCTCTTAGTAATTTAGTAAAGTGTACTATGAATGATTTTAAACTCATGGATAGTGCTGATGCACCTAAGTTATGGAAGATGGGTCAATATGATGAAGTAGTAGAGTATTGTATGAAAGATACTCAATTAGTTTATGACCTCTGGAAGTATGGTCAAGATAATGGAATTGTTAAAGCATTTTCTGTTGATAAAGAAGAGTTTGTTGAATTGGAGGTGAATTGGTAATGGAAGGCTGGGATTGGTTCTTTCTTATTATTTTCTTAGTAGTTCTCATGCTACTCTTCTTCGCCGCATTTGGTGGTAGAAATATCACCGATGAAAGCGTTGAAGATTATATGAGAAGGCTAATGCAAAATAAAGGCGAAGGACAACAATGACATTAAAACAAAAATGTCCGTATTGTGCTGAAGATACATTAGCGAAGCGTTTACTGGGATTTTATGTAGGCTCTCCTAAACAGATTAAACTGTGGGAATGCCGAGAATGTAAAGGAATTTGGTCTGTAAAGACCGTTTGAGGAAAGGTGGCTTTCGGGTCGCCTTTCCTCTTTTTTTTGGCTTTTCGTTTTAGTCTCCGACAGTTGCTAACCAAACGGCTATATATCCTGCAATAAAAAATAATGCAGCATACAGACATAGTTCCATCTTAATCACGAATTGTGCCAATTAGTAATTTCTGCCTGTGTTGGTGGAGTAGAATAAACATCGCTCGGCCAGTTTGCTAAATTTAATTTAATTGTTCTAGTACCGTTTTCATCTATTGAATTAAATATAGAAGCCCCTAAATCAATCCAATCCACTAAAGGATAATTTGTTTTTAAAAAATCAAACATACAAGCCATCATGCCACCTTCCTTATTGTAAATGTAGTATTATTAGGAACATTGTTAGAATAGGGGTCAGCACTACCAGTAGCAAGAAATTCAGGACTAGAACCACCCCAATTAATAAATCCACTTAATTCAATTACAGTATCGCCTGTTGTTATAATAGTGGCAGTAGAGATTAGCGACATTCTAACTACATCATTTAAAGTAATAACGTGTCTTAGGTATGCATATCTATTGAATTGGTTTCCATCTCCTATTGATAAGTCGAGTTGTAATTGTCCACTTGCTGTATTTGCAATAAAATATCCATGAAGATTAACTTCAAAAATACCTGCACCTTTTAATGTGATATCTTCTCCTGAAAAGGTAACTGTATTAGTATCTGCGGCATATGCTGTAAAATCACCACTTGTAAAGGTATATCTTGAACCAGAAGATAATCCTTTATTTGACGTTAGTCCGTATCTTACTAATGTATTTGTTATTGATGTTCCTGCTCCAATATCGCTTGCTACTTCTGTTCCTGTTCTAAAATCTACATTTCCGCCACTATCTAACACTAAGAACTTATCTGTATCTGTTCCAGCATTGACTACACTTCCTAGATTCAAAGTTCCCGCACCATCAACTGCAAATTTAACTGCATCAGAATTATTTCTTATTTCAAAGTCAGTATTAGCATCATCACTACCTAAACGCATAATAATTTTTTTATCCGCATCTGTATTATCAATAATGAAATCTCCGCCAGCAGTAGCGACTTCTACTGTTGTTCCACCAGAAGCAGCAGTTATCTTAGACATTTCAGTATATCCTGATGAATCATATCCTAAACTTAAACTATTAGTTGCTTTTTCAGTTGTAAAGAATTGAACTCTTCTAGCACCATTAGATGTAGATGAAGAGTATTCTAACATAGCAATAATAGTATCTCCCGCAGTAAATTGTGCTACTCTATTTGTTGCAGTAGGAACTCTTAATCTAACTACATTCGATGAATCTACTACAATTAAATAATAACTATTATCTGATGTTGCAGTAAAAGCGGCGGCATTAAACGTAGTTTGAGATGCAGAATATTTT